ACTCCCTTATCAAGAAGAAGATGAAAGGCATGGCAAAAGCCTTTCTGTTCTCCTCCAAAGCGAAATCAACGATTATGTTGAAGCTCAAAAACTTATCGATGAGCTACAAGATGATTTTTGGAAATATGAAGATTCAAACAATTGAAAAGCTTGTATGAAAGTGTTCACAATCAGAGTTAACGGAGCGGATTTTGAGATCCGTCCCATGATCGTCGAAGACGATTTGTATGGTGATGAGATCATTCTTTTCTATACTGACTTGCCCTTCGAAGGCAACTATCAGTTTGAGACGATTGTCGAGAAGAGTGTGCTTGAAGAGATCAACGACATAGAAGAGGAACTGTCTTACCGGGATAATGGAGAAAAGCATAGCAACATCCTCTCTCTCCTTCTCTGGGACGAGATCAACTCATTTTTTGAAACCGAAAAGACCGAATAGTATAATGATGCCATCACACACCGATATTAACAAAGCCCATCTCGTCTGCATCTCGTCACCCCGTGAGCCGGGGTTGCAGACCGCCGAAGATGTCATCACCTATTGTGCCCGAATTTCCAATCCGAGCAATCAGAAGAATCTTGAGACCTCTCCCCGGTTGCTCAATTATCTGATTCGCCATGGCCATTGGAGCCCATTCGATCGCCAGAATTCGATTGAGACTGCAAGCGAGAAATTGCACGAAGAATGGGAACACGCAGAAAACTGGGTTCAGCAGGTTGCCAAAGACAACTATTACTGGGCTCTCGAAGAAGGCATCGCAAAAGAACAGGCTCGGGCACTTCTGCCCGAGGGCTTGACAGTTTCCACAATGTATATGGCCGGGACGATCCGGTCGTGGATGCACTACATCGATCTTCGAGCCGGACCCGAGACCCAGAAAGAGCATCGGCAGGTCGCCCTGTCGTGCAAGGAGATCATGATCGGTGAGTTTCCGATTGTTTCCGAGGCCATGGGCTGGATCGAGTCATCGCCGTAGTTCAGCCAAAAAAGTTGGCAAACTGTGCAGAAAACCCCTTGACAATCGTCGGGGGTTTTTGTATAGTATAATCATGACGACGACAGAATCCACCATCCATGAGCACCGACTCTCGGGGAACTGGAACCCGAAGAAGTACACCTATGCGACTTCTTTCAACTGGAATATGATCAATACCAGCGCGGGTTCCTTTGCGATTGACCCCATCCCCGGTGACATCGTGGAGAAGCTCGAAGAGTCCGGCTTCTCCATTTTCCATTGCACCCATTGCGGGTCCGCTCTCTCCAAGGGGAACATTTTCGCCCACGAGAACGGCGACTATGCCATTTTCGGGGAGACCTGCACCAAGCGGCTCGATTTCGAGTGTGCTGACGACCTCAAGGAACTCCATGTTGAGAACGCGATCCGCAACGCCCATCTGCGGAAGGCGATGCTTGAGGACGAGACCCTTGTCCCGATCATCGAAAATCTCCGGAAGATCGCCGAGAACGAAGAGGGTCGGCACACTCTCTGGTCGGTCAACACGGCCAAGGATCTCCTCAAATACCTTGGCCGGAACTTCGGCTTCGCGAGCGAAAAGCACCGCAGTTTCGCCGCGAATCTCCCCGAGATCGCCGAGAACTCGATCAAGCGCGAGGAAGCCTACGCTGCCAAGGTCGAGGAGCGGAAGCGGAAGGATGCCGAGTCCAAGTGGATTGGCACGGAAGGCGAACGCCGAGAATGGGTCTTGACTCGGGTCAAGAGTCTCGAATACGAGGGGCACTACGGCCTCTTCTTCGTCCACCTCTACCGCGATGAGGACTCCAACCTTGTGATTTACAAGGGGAGTGCCACCCTCTCGGAGGACAAGGCCGGAAACGAGATCGGCGAGAAGGGTGACGGCACGGGCCGCCCCATCACCGCCCGGATCGTGGCCACGGTCAAGGGGCACGACGAGCGCGACGGTGTCAAGAGCACGATCATCGCTCGTCCCAAGATCGTCGAAGCGATCCCCGGAGTCGATCACAGCTAGGATCGACTCTTTGGTGGCCCCCCGATTTCGGGGGGCTTTTCTCTAACACACAGACACATACATCAACATGACAGTCAAAGAAGAAATCAAAACCATCCTCGACAAGGAACTGATCCTTGACGAGGAGCCTATGGGCTCTGGATGCTGGAGGATTCACCCAGCGAGTCTGGAGTCTGCAATCGAGAAGATCCATAAACTGGTAGACGAGGAGTATCTTAAAGGGTGCGCTCTCGGTTACGAGTATGGAAACGAAGAAAGGAACCCACTCTATGACACCCGTTGAGATCATCATTGAAATCGCAGCTTTCAGTCTACTCACCGGACTTCTGGTCGTATCGATCCGAGAACTCCGGAAGAACCGTGACGACTGATCATCGCCCTTGACAACCCTCCTGCAATCTGATAAAGTACCAGCCATGCCACGACAATACCAAAATGACCTAATCCTCCTCCGAGGAATCCCCGGCTCCGGCAAGACCGAGTTTGCCAAGTCCCTTCTTGTCAGCTCTGGGCCTCGACCCACCGTGCTGGTCGAAGCCGATCAGTACTTTGAGGCCGAGACCACCGACTCGGTGAACGGGCATAAGCCCAAGGGAGTCTACAGGTTCGACCCGAACGAACTCCATCTCGCCCATGAGTGGTGTCAGAGCAAGACACTTCAGTATCTCATGCGAGGGGACAATGTCGTGGTGGCCAATACCTTCTCTCGACAATGGGAGATGCAGCCATACATTGATATGGCCAAGGAGGAAGGCCATCGCATCTTTGTCCTCACGGTCCACGGCGAGCACGGATCGGTCCATGGAGTCCCCGACAGCACGATCCAAAACATGAAGAAACGCTGGGAGAACGACCCGATCCTGTGAAGCTTCTTCATCTGTCAAATCTTCTCCATCTGTCGATTGCTGCCTTTTTGGCTGCGACATCTGGCTCCAGAGAGGAAGCCAGAGAGGTAACCAGAGAGGAAACCAGAGAGCCAACCCGCCAAGAAATTCTGGTGGCGGCCACTCTGATTCTTGAGGCTGGTGGCGAGTCCGACCCTCGCGCCATGCCAGCGGTCCATGAGGTGATCGTCAACCGATCGATCAATCGCGATCTCAACCAAGGGCAGGTGGTTCTTCAGCGACTCCAGTTTTCGTGCTGGAATGACAAGGACCGAAGAGTTGATCTTTTGAACCATGCGATAGATCACCCGAAGTTCACCCAAGCCTTGCGGATCGCAATGAACCCGCCGAGTGATCACACCGACGGGGCAACCCATTATCACGCCACTCGTGTCTCGCCTTACTGGGCAGATTCCTTGACCCGGACTGTCCAGATCGAGAACCACATTTTCTATAAATAAAAGGGTCTTTAATATCATTGATGAGTAGTAAAGTATTTGGAAAAGACGGTCTGATCCCGAACGAACCTCTCTGGAAGAACTGGGAGAAACTCCCTCCCCCGAAATTCGCCTCCAAGGTAGGCGATATGCTGAATTTCTACAATTCGCATACAGACAAGTCAGACCTCAAGAATGATCTCCTTGAATGGATGGCCCACAATGGATATACGAAGTCGGATGTGTCCAAGGTCCGATCAAGGTACGACGAGATTCCATTTACCGCTTCCAAGATCGCTCGGGCCATCAACATAGGAATGCCGGAATCTCATCCCGAGAATCCGGGTCACAAGAAATCGACCATAGACTTTTTGGAGACCTCGATTCGAAAAGTTCTGACCTCACCCGAAAAGGTCAAGTCCAAGGGGGAGAATTCTGACGATAACCCGGATCAAGAAGACTCGCCGCCAGTCAACAAGGTATCACCTATGGATCGACTGCGAAACAAGGTGGAATCCACGATCATCTCTGATTTGAATGTGATGATGGATGAGTGGATCATGGAATCGTCCAACCAGATTGTTCCGATCAACATTGTCCAGAAAATCCAGAGCAATGAAATCCCTCTGAAAGGATTCTCGGTCATCCGCGACTGGCTACAGCGATGGCTCAAAGAGATGGAGTCGGCCCGCGACGGGACCAATCTCGATGCCGCCGAAGGCTACGGCTATCTTGGCAAGAGGGCCTTGAACGCATGGATCAAGAATCTGAAGAAGATGCTTGACGACCTTGCAAAGTATGAGAAAAAACAGAAGCAGCAGCGCAAGAAGTCCGGAAAGAGCAAGACTACCCAGAAAAAACAGACGGCTGCCCAGCTTGCCAAGCAGGTCTCCAAGGTTTCTTATCAGACGAGCATCGAAGTGTCGCCCTCTCTCACTCTGGAATCGATCCAACCGATCGAGGTTTTGGGTGCTAGATATTTGTTCACCTATAACTCCAAGTATCGAAGGATGTCGTTTTTCACCGCCAAGAATCGGGACGGTCTATCGATCAAGGGGACAACACTCCAGAATTTTGATCCGGAACAGAGTTTCAGTCTTGTGCTGCGGAACCCCGAGCAGATTCTCAATCTGTTCCTCGACCAGAATCTGAAGGCCGAAAGGGTTACCCAAGAGCTTGACAAAATGACTACAAAGCGTAATGTTCCCAATGGCCGACTGGGTCAGAACACCGTCCTTTTAACACGATTCAAGTAATACCCATTATCATTATCATGACAGATTCCAACAGCGAAGAAGAAACGCCCAAGACCGATCGACGAAAGCTGATTGAACAAAAATTAACCCTTGCATACACGCCACAATCTCTCGCCGAAGAGGCCGTAGAACTGGTACGCAAGGACAAAATGAGATATACCGAGGCGATCGCTCACATCTGTGAGACCAAGGAGATTGACCCGTCCGACATTGCCAAGATCATCAGCGGACCCCTGTTACAAAAAATCGAAGAAGAAGCAATCAATCATCATGTCATCAGTAAGCGAAAAGGAAGTTCTCTTGACGGCGTTTGATGCATGGAAAATTTACATGGCCATCAAACTTCACTACCGCCCAAACAACTCATACGACTGCTTTCAGTACTCATTTCAGACCAAGAACTTTTCGATGACCAACTTCCAATCCCGGCCCGATCGCTACTTCTTCGAGAAATTCTCGGAGAAGTTCCGGAAGCCCTCTGATTGGATTAAGTTTGTGGTGTCCAACATCGTCTTTGGCAAGAATAACTGGATTGGCGATTTTGATATGAGTGTCTATCGGAAATTTGCGGGACGACTCGAATCGATCACCTACCGCTTCGAGAGCGACCTCAAAAAACTCCGGACGATCGACCCGTCCTTGGATTCCCTCCTGTCCTCCAAGGGGCGCACGACCCCGATGGCGGTCAAGACCTATCTGGCTTCCCAGATCAATCTGGAGACGGTTATCGTTCTGGAAATCCTCACCCAGTTTGTGTCTCGGGCCAAGATCAAGGAAGACGACGATCTTCTCTGGCCCGATGTCAAGAACACCATCGTGAAGACCTCGCCGTTCATTGCCCGAGAAATCGATCGCAAAAAAATGCGAAAAAAGGTGCTTTCGGTCTTTACAGGCTAGTCGTTTTATGTTAGACTCAAGGCTTATACATATACCCAATTTTCTCCTATCGATGAGAACCAATAACAATAACAACACCAACAACAACAACAATCATGTCGTTTGAAGCACTCAAGAAGAATCGCACCGCTGCGATCAACAACCTTCTGGACCGAGCCCAGAAGGCCAACGGAAATCAAAGCTCATACAAAGATGAGCGATATTGGAAGCCCACACCCGACAAGAGTGGAAGCGGACAAGCTCTGATCCGATTCATGCCGCCCCCCGACGGCGAAGAAGTCGAGTGGGTCCAGTACTACGACCACGGATTCAAGGGTCCAAATGGTCGCTGGTACATCGAGAAGTCTCTGACCAGTATCGGTCAGAAAGATCCAGTTTCCGAAATGAACTCCCAGCTCTGGCAACTCGCCGAGCAGACCGGAGACGAGTCGAAGAAGGAGATTGCTCGGAGTCGCAAGCGTCGGAGGCACTTTGTGTCCAACATCTATGTCATTTCTGATCCGTCGGCCCCCGAGAATGAGGGGAAGGTCTTTCTCTTCCGTTACGGTAAGCGCATCTTTGACAAGATTTCGCAAGCCATTCAGCCGGAATTTGAGGACGAGACCCCAATCAACCCCTTCGATCTCTGGGAGGGTGCTAATTTCAAGCTCCGGTTCCGAATTGTCGATGGTCAGCGGAGCTACGACTTGTCCACCTTTGCCACGCCCTCTCCTCTTCTCGATGGCAACGACGAAAAGCTCAAGCAAGTCTACGAGTCACTTCACTCGCTCCAAGAGATTCTCGATCCGTCCAGCTTCAAGAGCTATGACGAACTCCGGGAACGCCTCATGGGCGTTTTGGGCGATAGCGATCTGACCACCAAGCAGCAGGTCGAACTCTCTGAAACCGCGCCTCCCCCGGTGGAAAAGGCTCCGACTCGGCCAGCACCCGATGTCGCCGAGACTGTCACAGCGTCTAGTGGAAACGACAACAGCGAGGAAGATGAGGACGACGATGATGACGGGATCGATCTGAAGTTCTACCAAGACCTTGCCAAAGAGGAGTGAACCTATTATATGTCAAACGAAAACACACCCAAGAAGTCAGAAAATGTAGTCTACTCCTTCGACGAAGGTGATGTGACCGTGAACTGGGATTCCAATTTGCGGAGCAGCCTCAAGAAAAAGGGAATGGATGTCGAAGAGATTGATTCAGAGATCGAGAAAACCATTCGTAAGACTGGAGAGAAGATCTCTGAATCCAAGGACTCCCGAGAATTCCTCCAAGAAGGAAGTAGCTAACACCAACTTACTGTCGGTGCTGCATCAATAGTCGTCGTCATCATCATAAACGCAGCATCGGCAACAAAGACCAGCCCTCCAAGGTTTTCCTTGGGGGGCTTTTTCTTTGGGGTCAGAAAGAGTTGCCCAGAACCGACTTCATCGTCGGGTCGATGTGATTGGCTTGATTGACCGTCAGTCGTGTGTTATTATTTGTCGTCTGACTCTGACCTGTCGTCACAAGGGGGGGTGTGAACTGGGTGGGATTCATTGCTGCGATTCGAGTCGCCGCCGATGTTTCGCGTTGGGTCGCTTCCATCTGGAGTCCGGTCTGCCGGGGAATCGTCGTGATCACATCGACAAATTTGTCAATTCTGCGTTCTCGGGGAGAAGAAAATGCTTCAACCAAACGACCTTGGGGCGACTCCCGAGGAATCACGGCCTCGACACCATGAAGTTTGGCCAGACTCTCCCGACCAAAGTCCATAAAACCTCCGGTTCCGGATCGGTATTCTTCGGCAGGAAGGTAGTCGCGAATCGAAGCACCTTCCATCATGATCGCATTGCCGAGATTTTTGATCCCTTCCAGAGCACTCTCGACACTCCCATAGAAACCAGCATCGACCATCTTCTGGGCGATGTCTTCAAGCTCTTTCTTGCTTTCGACATCGTCATAAACCTCTTGCTGGGTCATTCCGATCCCTTCGATCGCGGCAGCAGCCTTGGTCTCTTTTCGGACCTCCTCATTCCAGTCGATGGGCTCCGGAGGGTCGGCATTTGGATTAAAGGGCCATGGAAGCCAAGACAGCAGTTTGTCCTTGATATCGCCCAGCGATGGAAGATTGAACTCGGGTAGGGGCATCCCGAAGATTTTACCCTCCTCGGAATCATAGATGTTGTTCTTCCACCAATTCGAAATCGCTTCTTCCATCTTGGTGAATCCGATCACCGACATGGTTGCAAGGCTTGGGATTGTGTAGCCAAAAATCTTGAATCCATCTACTCCGGGTGTCGAGTCATAGATGTTGTTCTTCCACCAGTCTGAAAGGTCTGAATTAAGGTTGTTCCACTTTTCTCCGATGTCCTTGAACGACGGAAGCTCGACCCCAAAAATTTTCTTGGGTGGGCCGCCGTCATAGATATTTTCTTTCCACCAGTCTCGGATGTCAGCCATCATGACATTGAACTGGGAACCGATCGGGGCCGACCGACCTTCTTCTCTGGCCTTCTCGACGATCTTACGATCTTTTTCAAGGAGATCGTCTCTAGCCTCATTGAGAGTTTCCTCCGCAGCAGCTTTCTGCTCGTTTAGTCTCTCTTCTTCTCTTTGCAGAGATTCTAGTTTTGCGGTAAGTCTCTGATGCTTTTCTGATCCTTCTTCAGCCTGTCGAAGTTGAAGTTCTGTTTGAAACTGTTCTCTATCTAAAAAGTAGAGTTGATCTTTCAATTGAATGAATTTTTGTTTAGCCGCAACCTTCTCATTACGAGCCAAATCGCGTTCAATTTGAAGCTGCTCATCGACAGCCGATTGTCGTCTTCTGTTAAGTACATCCAACTCATCATAAGACTTGGACAATTCTTCTTGGAGACGGGTGATCTCTTCTGGTGGTTTTCCTTCAAGAGCAGCATCTTTAATTCTTTGGGCTTGCTGTTCAATTTGGGCTTCAAGCTGTTTTATATCTTCTTTAATTTCATCTGTGAGATTGGTTGCTTGGAGAAGTTCTGCATTGGTCACATCAATAGCAACCCCCATTGCTCTCTTGAGGGTTTTGACGACAGGGTCCATGAAATTGGCAATGTTTTCGGCCCCGATCCACCCAAGAATCCCCCCAAGTCCTGCACCGACCAGAGCCCCTCCGATCGCTCCGGGGATTCCTCCAAATGGCAGTCCGGCCAAAGCACCGATCCGAGCAAACTGACCAGCCTTGGCAAGCGCATTGGTGATACTCTCTGATTCTCTCTTACCGCCCAGAAATCCGGCAATCCCTCCGGTAACTCTTTCAACACCGATTTCTGTTGCCCAATCAAAACCAGCAAAGGCATCTCTGACCGCTCCGATAACCCCGGTGACCGCCAATCCGACCAGACCTGCGATGCCAGCACCTTTCAGAGCGGTCATAGCAAATGCTTTGAGTGTCTTCAATGTAACAACCGGGAGAAACCCGAAAAGACCACCCTCTTCAGAGGATTTGGCACTCGTGGTCGCCGATTGCTCAATCCCCCCAAGACTTTCAGAGATGTCCGTGAAGAGCGCAAAGTTTTTTCGCTGATTCTCAATCTGTTGAAGCTCGTCGCCTTTCATGATCTCGGCAACTCTTCGAAAAGACGAGATCATTCCTCCAAATCCGTCTTCGCTGATTTTGATCAGTCTTGAAATTGAATCAAACTGTTCATTGGTCTTTGTGCTGATTTTCTGGAGCAGTTCCGTCTGGGCCAACTTCTCCTTGTCGGTGCTGAAACGCGAAAAGATTCCTCCGATCGCATTCTTGATCCCGCTCCCGATGCTGGCAAAGGTCTCTTGGATCGC